AAGCATCAGTATCCACCCCACAGAACCCTTGGAGGCCCAGACTGGCAAGGATACGGGATAAAGCACGTAACTTTGCTTGTGCACTGGAATAAGTCGCCTAGAGACACGGAAAAGGCAGCAACAGCCTTATTTGACGCAATAAATGTTGTAAGAGATGCGAAAATAAACGAAACAACAATAAAATTTATACAGACACTTTATGATTTACAAGAGATTGGAACAGATGATGCTGGTGTTTATGAGTATGTCATTGAAGCGGCTGTTATTTATGAAAAGGAGGTAAAAAATGAGCGGTAAAGCGACAAATGTATTCCCTGTCTTAGACAATAAATTTAAGGCAGGAGCAGCAAAAGAATCAGCAACTATGATTGCAGATATGGAAAGTTTTTCAGTGGCGTTTTCAAATGGAGTACAGACATGGACTCCAATGGATCAGGAAGGCTGGCAGAGAGGATTAATGACAGCAAAAGCAATCACAATTACCCTCAATGGAAAGCGAAATGTCGGAGATACAGGAAATGATTTCGTAGCTGGAAAAGCGTTCAAAAACGGGCACGATGCAGAAGGGTATTTTGAGTGGATTTTCCCGGATGGTACGAGCGTATCATGGGCGAACGCTGTGTTTGATGTAAAGAACTGCGGTGGCGGCGATGCTACAAATGTAGGCGCACTGGAATTTGACGTGATCAGCAATGGCAAGCCAACTTTAGTACCAGCAGTGTAATCCTGGGATTTTTTTGCGTGGAAAAAAGGAGAGATAGAAAAATGGCGAAAAAAATCAACATTACAGACAAACTGAATTTTGAATCCAATCCGATCATTGTGATCGGAGATCTGGAAGTAGAAGTAAAATCAGATGCGGAGACAGTGCTCCGGCTGATGGGAGTATTCGCAGAGAATTCTGAACTGCAGGCGGTTGGAGAAGCATTGGAGCTTATCTTTTCCCCAGAAGATGTAGAGAAGATCTGCAAGATGGAGAAAGATGGAAAGAAACTTTCAGCAAATTCTTTGATGACTATTATTCAGTCTGCTATGGAATTGGTCATGGGAGAAGACAAGGGAGAGCAGTGACCCGTACTATGATCTGATAGATGATTTTGATCTAATCATATCATCTTTTCAATCACAGTACGGGATTCGTTTATCCAGAGAGCTTCCGGAAGGAATGAAATGGGAAGAGTTCAGAGATCTTCTTGTTGGTATTGCCCCGGATACAGCTCTTGGAAGGATTGTTTCCGTTCGCGCAGAAGACCGGAAAGAGTATCTGGAGAATTTCACACCGGAACAACATCGGATCCGCAACGAATGGAAATCGAAACATGCAGAATTTATAAAGAATCATACAACAAAAGAACAGATGGATGCGCAGCTTGATGCGATGAAAATGGCATTTATGCGTATGGCAGGCCTTGGAGGTGATTAAAAATTGAAAGATTAAAAGTAAAATGCCCTTTTTGCGGACATGAGCAGAAAGTACAGTACACCCCGGATGCAAGATGCCGGGGTGTCTTTTTTAAGTGTCAGGCAAGGCACTGCAAGAAAGAATTTGAAATAAAGATAAACCAGGACAAGTAGTGCCACTGTGCCGATGTCCTCGCGACAGAGGCAGGTGGTATATATGTCAGCTACAAGTATTGGACAGATCGGACTTGATCTGGTTGTAAATAAAAATCAATTCGAGAGTCAGATGGCCGGAATAACCGGTCTGGCAAAAAAAACAGGTGCCGCACTTACGGCTGCTTTCGGCATAAAAAAGCTGGTTGATTTTGGAAAACAGTGCCTAGAGCTTGGATCTGATCTTGCAGAGGTTCAGAACGTTGTAGATGTTACTTTCCCGCACATGACCTCAGAGGTCGATAAATTTGCAAAGAGCGCTGCACAAAGCTTTGGTCTGTCAGAGACCATGGCGAAACAGTACACCGGTACATTCGGTGCCATGGCGAAAGCTTTCGGATTTTCCGAAAAACAAGCCTATGACATGGGAACAACATTGACTGGTCTGGCTGGTGATGTAGCATCTTTTTACAATTTATCGCAGGATGAGGCTTATACAAAGCTGAAATCGGTCTTTACTGGTGAGACGGAATCGCTGAAAGATCTCGGTGTCGTAATGACACAAACGGCTCTTGATTCCTATGCCATGGCAAATGGCTTTGGTAAAACAACCTCGGCAATGACTGAGGCGGAAAAAGTAGCTCTACGATATCAGTTCGTTCAGGACCAGCTGTCTGCAGCACAGGGCGATTTTGCCCGTACGTCTGATTCGTGGGCCAACCAGTGCAGGATTCTGAGCCTGCAGACGCAATCACTCATGGCTACGATTGGACAGGGATTGATCAATCTGTTCACTCCGGTAATCAAGGTGATCAACATTGCAATCGGAAAGCTTGCTACGCTGGCGAATGCATTTAAAGCATTTACGGAACTGATTACAGGGAATAAAGCTAGCAATGGCGGCAGTAATGGTGTATCAGAGATAGCTGCTTCTGCAGCAGATGCAGGTGACAGCCTTAACGGTGCTTCTGATGCAGCTTCTAATCTGACTAACAATACCAATAAAGCTGGCAAGGCAGCACAGAATGCAGCAAAGAAAATGAAATCCCTTATGGGATTCGACCAGATCAACAAACTTGATTCGCAGTCCAGTACATCATCTTCAGGAACTTCACCATCGACAGGCAGTACAGGAACGGCAGGGAATGGAGTTGATTATGGAAAGCTTGCTGATGGCGATACAGTCATCGATAAGACAGATGAAAAGTTATCTGCTCTGCAGAAACGTTGCCAGGAACTTGCAAAACTGTTCAAGAAGGGTTTTGAAATTGGATTTGGCGATTCTCAGAAAAAGATAGATTCCATCAATAAATCTGTAAAGAATATTGGTAAAAATCTGAAAGAGATCTTCACGGATACAGCAGTTGTAAATGCGGCAAATCGATGCGCAAATAATATCGCTCTTGCTTTTGGCAAGATTACTGGTTCTACGGCCAGAATCGGGCTTACGCTGGCAGACAATCTTGTTGGAGGCGTTGATAAATACCTTGCAAAGAGCAAAGGTTATATCAAAAAGCGCATTGTTTCATTATTTGATGCGACAGGTGAGATTGCGAAACTCTCAGGAGATTTCAGCGTTGCGCTGGCAGATATCTTTGATGTTTTTTCAGGAGATGATGCCAAGGCAATCACTGCAGATATCATCCAGGTATTTGCAGATGGATTTCTTGGAGCTGCAGATTTGGCAGTTAAATTCAAAAGAGATTTTGTATCACTTTTTACTGTTCCGGTCATCCAGAATACAGACAAGATCTCCGAAACACTGGAGAACATGCTTGGACGTTGGAGAGTTACGTTTGATGCTCTTTCACAGAGTTTTACTGATACATTCGACAAAATCAATTCAGTTTATGATCAGTATTTCAAACCCTTTGTTGACTCCATCACACAAGGCATATCGGATATCCTTGGAACATTCCTTGATGCTTATAATACATATCTTTCACCATATCTGGACTATATATCAGATAAATTCAGCTCTGTATGGAAGGAACATGTTCAGCCGGCACTGGATGGAATTCTTGAATTGCTTGGTAAAGTATTTGAGAATCTAAAAGCATTATGGGAAACAGCACTGGTTCCATGTATCGAATGGATAGTTAACAATGTAATGCCGGTTCTTGGACCGATCATTGGAGGCCTTGGAGAGCTTATTTTAGATCTTCTGGCAGTTGCAGGTGATGTGATTAAGGGGATTACAGATATTCTGGGTGGTTTCATTGATTTCTGTACCGGTGTATTTACAAATGATTTCTCGAAATGCTGGCAGGGAATTGAAGAAATCTTACAGGGATTCAAGATAATTGCAACATCAATCTTTGACTTTGCGAAGAAATACATCTTCCAGCCATTCATTGATTATGTGAAGGGGATCTTTCGGACAGACTGGTCGCAGAGCTTTGGTCTGTTGGGAACAGTCCTGAATACATTTTTGGAATCCGTGAAGCGTATTTGGGGAGACGCCAAGACGATTTTTAATGGAATCATAACTTTCATAAAAGGTACATTTCATGGAAATTGGAAGCAGGCGTGGTCCGGAATTAAAGATATCTTTAAGGGAATTTTCGATTCCCTTGTGACATTGGCAAAGACTCCGCTGAATGCCGTGATTGACATAATTAATAATTTAATGCACAAACTCAATTCCGGACTGTCTGCGATAGAAAGTGCATTTTCTTTCAGCTATGATTTTACGAACCCTATTACGAAGACCAGGCACTATGGCCATTATGGCTTGTCTCTGCCAAGGGTGCCAACGATTCCGCATCTGGCACAGGGCGGTTATGTAAAACCAAATACACCACAGCTGGCCATGATCGGTGATAACCTGCATCAGGGCGAAGTTGTTGCGCCGGAAGATAAGTTGAAAAAAATGGCAATTGAAGCGGCAATGGCAGCAGGATCCGGAGTAAGCAGAGCTGAATTGGAATCTATCATAAACCGGGCTGTGATGAGAATTGTTGCAGCGTTAACGAATATGGGATTCTATCTGGATTCCACACAGATCGCCAGAGCAACTCAGGAGGCAAAAGCAGCTATGGACATTAGATATAACTCTGTGGAGGTAAAATGATGGCGAAGAAAATATTATGGTCTGGGAGTACTGTGCTCCCAGCACCTACGTCTTTGAGCGTAAACGATGAGATCATATGGACCTCCGATACCGGACGTACATTATCGGGCTTGATGATTGGCAGCGTGGTAGCACAGAAAAAGAATCTGAGTATTAAGTGGGAATATCTGACAGAATCGCAGGTAAAAGTAATTAAAAATATTCTTGTGCCTGGATTTTTTCCTTTATCGTTTCATGATGATGGGATTGACATCACGATAAATTCTTATAGGGGCACATTGAGCAAAGAACATCTTGGGTATATAGGGGATGGAATCTACTGGTACAAATCTGTATCGGTAGATATTATACAGAGGTAGCAGAATGATAAAGACAACATTGGCTTATAAAGAAGCTGCAAAAGAAAATGGAATACTTCATCATGAGGTGCGTATTGAGTTCCAGGATGAAAGTACTATAACTGTGGATGATATGGATATTTTTTCACTGCAGATATCGGAAGCAAGTTCAAATACAAGTAGTTTTGATTTGGGAGCGGCAAACGCCAATCAGCTTACACTGAAGCTCAACAACATAGATGGAAAATTTGATACACATGATTTCAGCGAAGCATTAATTACTGTGAAGATAGGGCTTGAACTTCCGGACGGATCTACAGAGTGGCTGAATAAAGGAAGCTTTAATGCGGAACCAGGCGAGGAGTCAGGAAACACGATATCAGTAAAGGCATTTGACGATATGGTAAAGTTTGATCAGCCTTATTCTTTGAGCAAACTTGCATATCCTGCCACTCTTGGAAATATAGTAAGAGACGCTTGCAGTTGCTGTGGAGTTACCTTGGCACCAGACACGGCATCGTTTGATAACGATAATTATGTAGTGCAGAATCGACCTGATGATTCATCCGTGACATTCCGGCAAATCTTACAGTGGGTGGGACAGATCGCATGCAATTTTTTTGTAATCAATATTGATGGAAAATTATCTGCGAGATGGTATAACACTGAAATATTGGAATCAATGTGGGGATATAAAAAAGACGGTGTCCTTTACAATATAAATGGTGAATTGATAGAAGACGTCAGTGGACTGATAATTGTAGAGGAAACAGAAGGAATAATAAAAACAGATGCTCTTTTATCTGGTTCAGTAATAAAGACCGACGATGTAGTAATTACAGGAATTAAAGTGGTTGAAGAAGATCAAGGTGATACATCTGAGGAAACAACTTATCAGTCTGGTGCTGAAGGATATGTGCTGGAGATTTCCGGCAATAAATTGATTCAGGATGGAAATGGTGCAACGATTGCATCGTATCTTGGCGAACGGTTAAATGGATTGCAGTTCAGGCCAATGGAAGTTGATGTGCCGACAGATCCGGCACGTGAGGCTGGTGATCTGGGACTGGTAACTGATGCCAGAGGCAGACACTACAAAACAATATTTACCAATATAGAGTATAACGCTCATGCAGCGCAGAAGCTCACATCTGGGGCAGAGGCACCAACACGTCTCTCAAGTGTTAGATATAGCCAGGCTACCAGAGTATATAAAGAATTACGTGCAAACTTGAAAAAGCAGAAAACGGAATGGGATGCTGCATTTGATAAGCTACAGTCTGTGATGAAAACAAAGAATGGACTTTTTCCGATTCGTGAAACACAGGAGGATGGTAGCAGCATTCTATATTTTTGCGACAAACCAGAACTGTCTGATGCGTCTATTGTTGTTAAATTCAGTGCTGCAGGATGGGCCATGTCGACAGATGGCGGTAAGACATGGAATTCCGGCTGGCTGGTTGATGGAACCATGATCGCTTCTATATTGAATGCAATTGGAATCAATGCGAAGTGGATCAATACCGGAGCATTAACAATAAAGGATCCTGATGGAAAAATTATATTCGAGGTTGATGTAGATAAAAAGTCAGTGTACATGAATCCTGATGTCTTGAAAATTGGAGATGTTGCATTATCAGACAAGATAAAAAGAATGGATAATAGTATTGCGGCAGCTAAAAACATGACGATGATCTTGTCAAATGAATATCAGGCCGTGGCAGCAGATGCAAATGGAAAGATTGAGGGAACATTTCCCGTGATCCAGACAAAAGTTATGGTGATGTATGGATCCAGTGATATATCTGCAGATTGTTCTTACACAATTACGAAATCCGCGGCTGTTGCCGGGAAATGGGATGAAACAGCCAGGACTTACACAGTAACCGAGTTAAATGCGAACGATGGCTGGATAGATATCAAGGCAGTGTATCTGCAGAATTTGGTGATAACAAAAAGATTCACTGTATCAAAAGTCAGATCCGGAACTAATGGTAAGGATGGTACACCAGGAAGAACGTATATGCTCGAATCATCCTGCAGCATACTAAAACGTGGCGCAGGAAAAGTGATCAGTCCGAATTTTTTGGAATTCAAGGCTTATTATCGAGATGGAAACGAAGCAACCAGGCATCCATATGCGGGACGTTTTGTAGTCGAAGAAACCACTGATGGAAATACCTGGAGTACCATATACACAAGTTCATCAGACGAGAACACGGTACGGCATTATCTGTATACGATTCTGGTAGATGAGAAAGGGCAGACAATAACTGATGGAAATGGAACTACGATCGGTATTCCAAGGGATGTAGTAAGCATCAGATGCAGGTTATATCAGGCCGGCGGCACGGTCAATATGTATGACATGCAGAGTGTATCGGTTGTGATCGATGTTGAAAGTCTTACGCAATCGCAAATCGTAGAAATACTATCAAATGATGGTGCATGGAAAGGCCTGTACTACAAGAATGGCCAACTGTATATCAGCTTCAGTGCGGCACTTGGCGGTGAATTGACGTTGGGCGGCGAAAAGAATGGAAACGGTTATCTGAAAATTAAAGATGCCAATAATGCTGCTAAAGGATTAATTGATCGCTCTGGATATGCTGTATTTACAAGCTACGAAGAAAATTCAAAGTACATGAAATATACAGGTGTACAGTTTTCAAGCGATGGAATATTCCCTGTTGATATCAAGAAGTTCTTTGACGATGAAGTAGATATTGAAATTGAAAATAGTGAAAATTGGGGAATCAGTTGGAATGATAACAGTCTGAACGTATATGCCACAGAGGTATCGGCTGACACTGGTACATTTGAAAATTTAACTGTTACTAATCCTGCATCTTTCGCAAAATCACCAAAGATAGAAGACATGGAGTATACGACATCATCAAATACTATTTGTTGGGATGGACGTACAGGATACAAACAGCTGATGCTGAAATCTTCATCCTCGAAACGCTATAAAGATATTGGAAACAATATTTCAGAGCAAGAAATTGAAGAATGGTACAATATCGAACCAACGTGGGCGAAATACAAAAAGGGATATCTAGTTAAAGGGGACGAGAATGAAGGAAGATATATCCCGATGTTTATTGCTGAGAACGTAGAAGCATTCTTTCCAGAAGCTACTCGGCATCAAAACGGACTTGTTGAGGACTGGAACGAACGTATCATGATACCTGCAATGTTCGCAATGCTAAAAAACCAAAAAGCTCAACTTGACAGGCAGGAAAAACTTATTAAGAAACTATATGAAACACTTAACATAAAGGAGAATTAAAATGGCAGTAAAAACAGTACAGGCTGTAATCAATGGCCAGACCTATAATCTTACTCTGAATAGTAGCACAGGAAAATATGAAGCTACGATCACAGCACCCAGTAAGTCCAGCTATACATTAAGCGGACACTATTATCCGGTAACTGTAAAAGCAACGGATGATGCTGGAAATACAACAACCAAAACAGATTCAGATGCAACATTAGGTGGATCACTAAAATTGCAGGTCAAAGAGAAAGTTGCACCTGTGATTGCGATCACAGCACCGACGGCAGGAAGTTACATCATTAACAACAAGCCGGCTATCACGTTTAAAGTTACAGATGATGATTCGGGTGTTAATCCGGCTACGATCGGGGTTACGATTGACTCCGGATCCAAAGTTACAGGAGATGCGATTACCAAGAGAGCAGTTACAGGCGGATATGAATGTACATACACACCAACTTCTGCGCTGGCAGATGGAAGTCATACGGTCAGGGTGGACGCATCTGATTATGATGGAAATGCAGCTGCTCAGAAGTCAGTTACCTTTAAAATTGATACAGTGCCGCCAACACTGTCTATTACATCACCAGCAAACGGTCTTGTGACAAATCAGGCAGCATGTACGGTTGCGGGTAAAACCAATGATGCTACATCAAGCCCGGTTACTGTGACAGTTAAGCTTAACAGCGGTGCGGCAGAAGCTGTGACAGTAGGTTCAGATGGCAGTTTCTCCAAAGCCATTACACTGGCAGCAGGAAGCAACACGATCACGATCGTAGCCACAGACTATGCAGGCAAGACTACAACTGTAACCAGAACTGTCAAACTTGATACCACACCTCCAACGATCAAGAGCGTTACGCTTACTCCGAACCCTGTTGATGCCGGCAAGACATTTATCATCAGCGTAGATGTAACAGACTGATATGGTGACCAGAGTATATGGCCTTGCCAATGGTACAGAGGTGATATTTTCCCATGCAGAGGGTAATGCATGGGAAATCACCGTGCCATGGACAGACGATGGAAAATACACAGCAGAGATTTTTGCAGAAGATGAGGCAGGAAATCTGTCCCATCTCTGTTCAATGCTGTTTGTGATTGCTGGCCACGAACTGCAGGCTGCGGTTGTATTACATGAAATGTCTGCACAAGTTGACGGTGAAAACCGGAGATACAGTACAGAATTTGTGGATCATCAGTTTATGGGAATTGTACAGGAGGGAGGATATCAGATTGAGAGTGTCGTATGTAGCAGAGATCACATTTGACTTTCCGGAGGCAAGATACCTGCGGGCGGTGGTAAAACCGAAATGTGACACAGAACTTCCGTTTGAAATCGAATCAGCATGTTGGGAATTGTACTACAAAAATGATGATGGCGAAGATGAACTTGAAAATTCCGGTGATTGCGAGATCAATGGTCATGAACTTGCAGCGTTTATCAGCCCTCAAAAAGTAGGAACATATCGTTTTAAATATATATACGAGATTGCAGGCGAAACATGGGTGGATAATGTGAAGATAAAGGCAGGGTGATTTAATGGCAGAACCAAACATTTTTATAGCGAGTGTTACACTTACACCAAATCCAGTGCAAGCGGGAAAAACATTTATATGCTCGGCAGATGTAAGACCGATCAAATATGTTTTGGATGCAGGAGATGGTACAGCATTAGATACTGGATATGGAACTATGCTACAGATCAAAGATTAAGAGGAGGAATTAAGTGTGGCAGAATCAATTAAAACGACAGTTGTTGAGAACTTGCCGGAAAACGCGGCACCGGGAGATGCAGATTATATAATTACAGCACAGAAAAATATTCTGAAGAAAACTAAAATAGCTCAGCTGGTTAATGTATTTAAAGAAAAACTGGGAATTAATACGTTAAACACGAATATAAGTAATTTAATGCAAATATCATCTGATACAATTAAAGACATAGATGTTCCTGCGTCAGGATCTGTAATGATAACATTTACTAAATTCAAACCTAAAAGAGGTTATAATAGGGTTGTTTTAGCTCATAGTTTTAATAATTCTTCTAACGGAGGTTCAAATTATTCTGGAATGTTTATATATAACACTACAGGAGCAACGGACGGAATACAAGTATTTATTCATAATGTATGGAGTAGTAAAGGAAAGGTTAATTTATCATTAACTGTTGCATATATACAATCATATTTCTTTAATTAATGCTAATAAATCCGTCTTTTATATAGATTGCTGCGATGACAACCGTGACATTTGTTAATTTAGTGTAGCCAGCGTGTACAGAAATCATTTTATCTGGCATATCTCCATGTATATTAACAATAACACTGTTTGAACCTGATCCAGAAACTTTTTGAACTAAAACCGCAAATCTAGTATATCCGGCTTTAGCAGGAACTGAAACATACCATTCGGAAGAATTCCCTATACTTATCGATTCAAACGTTTTTGATGTCTCCCAAATATATATAATATTTGCTAACTTCGTGTTTAACACACTCTTATCGTATAATTGAGGTAGGAGGTGTTTAACATGGATATAAGAAGAAATATCATACAATCGGTATTACAGATGTTGCACGGAAAAGTCGATACAGAAGTTATTGATACTGTTCAGGACGTACTTGTGATTCAACTTAATCAGTACGAGATTCAGGAACGCAGTACGAAACTGACGGTTTCTGACAACAGCTCAGAGGGATTGCTGAGACGCTACATTGCTACAAAACGTATTGAAGGCAAAGCAGAATCAACTCTAAAAAGATATTGGGAACAGAATTTGAAACTGATTCAATTTATCCAAAAGCCACTTCATGAAATCATGATAGATGATATCAGGTTTTACATGGCTTATCGCAGACAGCAAGGTGGTATCAGCAACCGCACACTTGACGGTATGAGACGGTGCTATAGGACTTTCTTTTCTTGGCTCACAGCAGAGGGATTGATTAACAGGAATCCATGTACTGCACTAAGTCAGATTAAAAGCCGAAAGCAGATAAAAAAACCGTATTCAGCGGTAGAGATGGAGTTAATCAGGAAATCATGCACTGACAAGCGTGATATTGCATTGGTAGAATTTTTGTATTCTACTGGGTGCCGTGTATCTGAGGTGTCTGGATTAGACATCATGGACATTGATACAAATACTGGCGAATGCGTTGTTATCGGTAAAGGCAATAAGGAACGCACAGTATATCTGACAGATGTGGCATTATTGCATCTCAGGATATATCTTGACAGCAGAAATGACAACAGTATAGCTTTATTTACCGGCAAAGGCTCAAATAGATTAACAAAAAGCGGAATAGAGAACCTATTAAAGCGAATTGGAAAAACAGCAGGTGTGACAAATGTTCATCCTCATCGCTTTAGGCGAACACTGGCAACTAATTTGCTTGATCGTGGAATGAATATTCAAGATGTTGCCATGATACTAGGTCATGCAGACCTAAAAACAACTCAGATTTATTGTTTCATAAGTCAATGTAACGTAAAGAATGCATATCGCAAGTATGCAGCATAACCATTAACCGAAGTATTTGATACTCCGGGGATAACTCCGGAGTTTTTAGTATGCAATAAAAAAATTAAGAAAGGAAAAGAGATAGAAAATTAAACACGAAGATAAATAATAAAAATGTTACATTAAAAACATATAATGGTGGCGGATATTTGCAAACTGGGCAAACATATTGTATATATAACGATAGTTTTTTATATCTTCATATTGGATTTAACTCTATTGATAATTCAGGTATACAGTCAGGAACAGTGATTATGACATTACCTGTAAAAGTATCAACGGTTAATGCTAATATTGGTGTTATTGGTATGGGTACTGTACAAGGTTACAAAGCATATATTGGTGCATTATCCGTTTCATCAAATGGTTATGACATTGTTGCTTCTGGGTTTATAATTGCAGCTAATTATATAGCAGATTTAATGTTTATACGAGCATAAATTATATTATTATTTAAAAGTTATATATTTAGCTTGTGTCCACATACTGAGTATTCGAACAGATTTACCATTTTCAATGTTACCCGTAAAATGCACTATATGAGTAGAATTTTGCCTACTTACAGCAACTATACTAACTGGACAAGCGTTCCAGTCCGCATTAGTAGCTCCTATTAAGTAATAATCATTGTTAGTATCTGGTGGATTAATATAGATATGTCCTGCTCCAGTACCTTTACAAACTTGATTTACAAAAGTTATCTTCGTGTTTAGTATCCTTCTATCAAGAATTGCATATGTTAAGAATCCGAGCAGAGCCATAAGGCTCTTATTTTTGTACAAATTTGCGCTGGCGCAATGCCGAGAAAGGACAAGAATATGAAAGAAAATTATATCAAAGCATTTTTCACCGGACTATTCGCACTGATCAGCTCAATGCTGGGCATACTTACAGTTCCGGTACTTCTGATGGTGGCATGCAATGTGCTTGACTATGCTACCGGATTGATGGCATCTACATATCGGTCACAGGATATCAATTCCTATAAAAGCATCAGAGGAATAATGAAAAAGGTATGCATGTGGCTCTTGGTAGTGGTGGGAGCAGTGATAGATCAGCTGCTTTTGTATGCATCTCAGACTGCAGGTATAACATTGCCATTTACATTTCTGGTAGCTTGCATTGTAGCAATCTGGATTATCTGTAATGAGATCATCAGCATACTGGAAAATATTAAAGATATGGGAGTTGCAATCCCGGGATTTCTTCTGCCGATTGTGGAGCATGTGAAATCACAGGTAGAGGACAAAGCAGATATTAATAAAGATTCAGAGGGCGAGTGATCGTCCTCTTTTTAGTGGAGGAATACAAATGCTAAAGATTATGGGACGGGCTGCAGCTACCGTAACGCAGATGCAGACCTATATCAAAAAAGTTAATCCAAAGGTGCCCGATTCGGTTATCAAGATGATTCCGTTGTACATTTCTGAAGGAGCAGTCGAGGGAGTAAGAGGCGACATTGCCTTTGCTCAGAGCTGTCTGGAAACAGGCAACTTCACATTCTCAGGGTCAGCAGTTACCTTGGACCAGAATAATTTTTGCGGAATGGGTGTGATTAAGAATGGAGTCAAAGGCAACAGTTTCAAGACACCACAGCTTGGTATCCGGGCGCAGGTTCAGCACCTGCAGGCATACGGCTCTACAGGCAGGCTGAAACAGACTATTGTGGATCCACGATACACCTATGTAACCAGAGGATGCGCAGAGTATGTGGAATATCTCGGCATCCAGGAAAATCCACAACATTATGGATGGGCTGCCGGAAAGGACTATGGAAA